CCAATTAGTCCCCATCCTGCTACGGTCAGCAGTGCTATTATAAATAATTTCATCGCGCATTCCCGGCGTGCAGCTATTTCCCGAACTTGTTCTGTGGTAAGGGGCTCAAACCAAGCCTTACTTGTATACTTCTCGTTCGTCATCTCGCTGAAACTCTCGGCACTCAACGCACTGATAGCCTGCGGGTCCTCCGGGACAGGCGTCGGTGTAGGGTTCTGACTCGAATCTTTCGTGCTCAGTCTCTTCCTCACAGTGTGGGCAATATCGTTTTTCAGCCATGATTGCGTACCTTCTGTCGTAAATCTTCTAGTAGCATACATGTACTCGCCGACAATGTCAAATCCTTCTATGTTGTCTGCACCGTACAGTGTCTCGCGTATCATTACCATCGTTGCGCCTGTTGCTACTAAGTCATCAACCACTAGTACTTGTGAGCGCTCATAACCTATCGGTGTAGAGCCTTCGACTCGGAAGGAACTGTGGTTGTTCACATCTTCGCGCTTACGAACTATCCACAAGTTACAGTCCAACTTATACGCTAACATAGCTGCGAACGTGACACCGCTGATACCACAGCCAACAACGGTGTCAAACTCAACCAATTGCAAGGTTTCTAAAGCCTTGTCTATTGTGTCTCGCTTGTGGTCAAGTACTTGCGAAAAATAGTTAGCTCCCAGACTCATGATGCCACCGCATAATAACGTCCATTGCTGATAGTGTAGCCATCAAAGCTAGACGCTCGCTGCTCACTTATCTCTTTCCATACGCCTTGTAGTGCTTGATGCGAGCCATCAGGGTATACCAACTCAGCCGCACGGCATGACATAACGTACAGTATGCACTCTTGGTCAAAGCTATGGGATATACCACGCAAATGGTTGACCTGCTGATCCACGTCGGGTACGTCCAGAGTAACTATTAAACTAGTTTCTTCTATACCCTTGTAAACTCCTGTTACCTCCGCAAAGTTGTAACCCATGCGTGTTAACAGAGAGACAAGCTCATTGTGTGCTCGGTAGTTCTCTCCTGCACCTTGTCCAGCTACTTCAGCACTCATGACTACAAAAGGTTTTAAATTCATGCCCATTTCAATTTCTCCTTAATACCAAGTTACGAAACTAGACCACAAGTAAATCATACCAACGACTATTAAGAGAATAAAGCCAAAGAATGCAATTACTTTGTAACAAGCCTTTAGAATCTGCTTAATCATTGTCTACCCTATTACGCGGCTAGTCTTGCGTGACGTTCTGCCTTATCGTCTGCTACTGCTTTGTCAATGCCAGCTAGCTGCGCGAGTGTGTGTTTGCCTTTGAAGTTGATTGACTGCCCGTGATCACGTGGTATCAGTACCCACTGTCCACGATCACTACTGAGACGCCAAGTACCAAAAGTCATAACCCGCAACACTTCATCAAGTCTCTGCTTAGTCGTCACACTGTACCATTCACAGTTACTAATCGTTAGCGTTGCGTTTTGGTTGTGTCGGTCATAGCCTGCAATGCAGTTGCCGTGCTGGTACAAATAAACCATACCATCCTCTTGTGCAACCACCTGCATATTCCCACGCTTAAACTTGCGCCCTTCTGCAAATGCCCTAACGGAGTCCGTAGTAATGTTGTTAGCCATCTCTGTTACCTCTTTAAGTTACTAAGCAGTATACACTAGCTGCGATGCAATGCAAACCTAAACTGTACTGACTTTATAATACTTCTGAGTTAAGTACATAAGCGCTCTACTCTGTGTCTGCCAATCGCTCGCTGTGTGGTACGACTTTACCGCCGCAAACCTAGCATTACGCTCCGCCCTCAATTTTTTCACCTTGTGACTGTCTACTATTCGTAATGTCATACCTAATACTCCTCTAACCTATCTGTGAAAGCATCAACAATAAGAACATAAAGCCACCAACCATGACCAACGACACTGCGACCTTAGCCGCTGTGATCAGCGCGTTAGGCGCTATGATGGCCACAAGGAGACACACTAGTAGTAATACTATCATGAGACTGCCCCGTTGTTTGGATCATTAAGGAATACATGTCCGTCATTTAGATAGATGTTAAGTATTGGTCCTTCAGGAGTTTCCTCAAGATTGGCTTCAGCCGTATTGATTTCTACAAAATATGTCCCATTGATCCGCTCTACTATTGACACCTCAATACCACCTAGTTCTGCTGTATGTACCTTCATCTGTCTGTGCTCCGTTGGTTGTGTTGATCCGTACAATGGCGTGTAGGTCTTGTGTTGTGTTGTGCTTGATGTCTATTCATGGGTTATTGCACTATCAGCCTTGCTGCTGTGAATATGGTCACTACTATACACCATGTAGTACTGCATGCAAGCTATAGTTGTGTAGGTCATTGCACAGGTTTGTACTGTGAATGTAGGGTATGTAAGTAATCTATGGGGCGTTAGATGTAGTAGCCGCACTTACATTCTCTTCACGCATTCATCATATCAATCACATCACGCAGACAGTTTACTTACAACTTCGTACGTTTCACTCATTGCATTCACAGATAAACTACATCTGGATACGTTCTACTTACAAGTACCCCCACCCCCCGCATTGATTTTTGTTTAATCTTGGCAGGCGAATACTCCCATGCGAGGGAAAAACAACAAGACGGTAACTATAGGCAAAACCTATCGAAAACAGGCACGTAATAGGAAAAATCAATCATCGATAGCAAGGTGTAAGTACTTGATTTCATAGGAGAATATACTATCGGGGGGGGTTAGGAGATTGTATTACTGGGGATATGTAGGTGATTTGTACCCTAGAGTACTTGACAAGATTAGGTAGTCGTGTTATAATAGTCTTATAGAGAGTGAGAAAGAGATACCTCTAACGGTATCGAATTTCGAACGTAGTGACCTACGCTCTCTGAGGCTTGGTGCCTCCCGAGCGAGGTAAAGAAGAGGGCATAAGATGCGCTCTGACCGAGCGAGGGATAGTATCTACGTGTTCTGTTCTTAAACCCGCAACCCAAGTGGAGGGTAGTATGCCTAATTCTAGACAACAGTTACGGTTACCGAGCTCGGCGGACAAATACGCCGCAAAAGGGCGAGCTAAACGGTCTTCTTACGTTAAGGGTCGGAAGGCAGTCGCTGCTATGATGGAAAAGCCTATCGAATCGCTTACGGAGCGCCGAAAACGACTTGGACAGGCCACGCGGTAGTCACGATATACCATTTATCACCCGATTTGCGGCCGCAGGGCGCGTAAGTTACTGATTTTACGAAGAAAAAACGGCGGCTACGCCGGAAAGGAACCCTAGAAATGGCTGATTCAGACCCTAAAACCCCACTGGTGACCATCGATCAGGTTAGTAATGGGTATTTCCTGACCGTACGACACCCCGCAGATGGGGTAGATACCGCCAAGCAGTCTAAACTGGTGTTTAGCTCCCTGAAGGAGCTGGAACAGGAACTTAGAAGTGTATTCGGCGAGCCAGTCTTTCCTGTAGGCCTGCCAGCCCCTGCGGATGAGTCTCAAACGGCCTGTCTTGACGAAATGACACAATTACACGAAGAAGAGTACTCTCAGCCCGAAAAAGAGAGTGAATGGGAAGAAAATGATGATTTATCCGACTTTTTTGACGAAAGTGCTTGACATTTGCCCAAAAATATGGGATAATAGTCTTACAGTCTGAAAAAAGCAATTGGCGCTCAACGCAGACTGAACTCCGGGAACCTGTGATTGGGTTGAATCCGGGCCTGTAAGTACCAAGGTGCATCGCACACGTGGCGTCCAACGTCCGGTACGCAAGTTGGAGTATACAATCACGAACTCCCTACTCCGTGATATGCCTTCGGAGGTAATGAGCCGGGTGATAGGCCGGGGAGCGAATGCATCGGTTTCAAGGTTCCGACAATACCTTGACGTTCAGGCGCTAGCGATATTAGCACACGGCAGTGACGACCGAATTGAACAGTCAGGTGTCAGGCGCGAAGGACCACCTAAAAAGCTCAGGGTCGCACGATTCTTATGGATGGGTAGCTCAGAGTGAAGAGCGCCGGAGCGATCCGGAGGGCGCAGGTTCGAGTCCTGCTCCATCCCCCTATTACTTCTTCTGGAACGCAATGTTCAACGCAAAACAAAAACGTATCGAGCAACTCGAAAACGATCTTTCCAAGGCGCATTCTAAAAACGTCTATCTAGAAACCCAACTTGCCAACTCCGTCGAAGCCGAGCGCGAAGCACGCGCTGTTTTGTCTAAGGCAGTATCCGAGTCCTCGGACGCTGTTAAGACATCCGGCAAGCTCGTGGGTGCAGTCGAACAACTAGCTCAAGCAGCTATCGCAAACGCAGAAGGCAACGCCAGCTCTGGCAGCAAGATCGCCCAAGCAATCGCATCACTCGGAGTGGCCGTAACAAAGCAGGCCAAGTAACATGGTCCAGCGCACTACGCACAAAGCTGCCTCCGACAAAGAGGCGGACAAGTTTAAAGAAATTCCCCGAGGCCTCGCCCGAAACGTAGGTGACGAACCTCAAAGCTTTATCTCAGACAACTTCACTGAATCTGCGGTAAAGATCATCCCCGTTCCGTTTGTTTGCGCAGCCGATGGCAGTTTAATACCATCGCCCGGCTCTGCACTTAAGGTACGATTGGAAACCAACTCAACAGACCCAGACATCTGCTACATCGGCAGAGCTGTGATCGGAGAAGACGAGAATTCGCCAGTATGGCAGATTAAGCAGCTCTCTTCTGTAACCATAGGCGCCGTTGACTCTTTCGACGTTGACTTTGCTGATGGTGACGATCTATTTAACAACGTCTGGACCGACAGGGAAACCCTAACGTACAGCTAATGGCCATAACCCCTTTCATCAAAGTCTATGAGGACGACGATGTCCTTGTACTCCGCGACAAGGGTATGGAAAGCTCAGCGACGCAGGATGCTGTAACATCCGACACTGTTGTCTCTGAGTACGAGTCTGGACAAAGTATCTCAGCTCTACAATTAGTTTATGTCGATCCTACAGATGGACGTATCTATCCGAGCGACTCCACTGACGCATCTTGCGCAGGTAAGATCATCGGCATAGCCACCACAACAGTGGGTGCATCCGGCGAAGAAGTTTCTGTGATAACTCATGGACCACTTTGTGACCCGAGCTTCGCGTTCAACACAGCAGATGACGCTTGTTTGTACGCAAACGGAGTTAACGGTCAATTCTCTCAAACAGCCCCTCTCGGGCCTCACTTCAATCTCAGTATAGGGCAAATTACCGCATCGGACTGCTTGTTCGTTGATATGGGTGATCCCATTATAAGAAACTAGGACTCTTTAATGACCAATTATAATCGTATCGGCAGCTCAGGCAAAGTCGAAGAAGTTGCCGCCAGCGAAACTAGCACGGGTGTTGCAGAAGCAGGTAACCTTATTCGTCTCGACAGCACTGGCCGACTTGACCCCAGCTTACTTCCTACAGGTTTCGGTGATGATGTTAAGACCATCGTCGCATCAGAAGACTTGTCGGCAGGAGACTTCGTTAACATCTTTGATAACGCAGGCGTAGCCAATGCACAACTTGCAGACCGCACGAACGGTCGTCAAGCTGACGGTTTTGTACTCGAAGCGGTTACGACTGGCAGCCCTGCAACTGTATTCTTCGAAGGCGTTAATACCGCACTCACTGGACTGACTATTGGCATTCCTTACTTCCTAGGCACTGCGGGCGATGTAGAATCTGTACCAACTACTGTGTCTGGTGAAATCCTGCAATGCTTGGGTCAATCATGTGGCGCAACCGAACTGACCTTCGAACCCGGACAACCCATAGTCCGAGCGTAAGCAGTGGCTGAACGTAGACCGTTAGTCATCCTAGATTCCGGCAAGAGAGGCGAGCTGCCTAACGGTGACACGCTCCCCGGAGGTGGAGGTACAGGTGGGGGTAACCTGTCTGTTTGCCTGACGGACGGTACAACTATTTTCAGCTTAGGAGTCTCTTCTGGAGTACCTGTCTGTCTATCAGACGGTACAACTATATTTACAGTCCCTCTGGCGTAAAACATGGCTAATGACATTGTCCCGCTCAAGCTGGACCAAGCGAACAATCGCTTATGCGAATTAGAAGCCGGAACGGATTGTATTGACCCGCAGTTTGTAGAAGTCGATCCTAATGTTGCTATAGCTCAGGCCGCAGCAGAAGCTGCACAAGACACAGCTAACGACAACGCAACCAACATAGCAAATCTACAGGCTGAACAATTAGTTCAGGACACTGATATAGATGATCTACAAACGGCTGATGCAGCACAAGACATAGAGATTGCCGATAATACAGCCGCACGTCACGACGAAGTAACTCTGGGTGCTGGAAGTGATCCCGCCCTTGATTTAACTGATCAGGTACTAACTCTTGACTTGAACACGGCTATTGCTGCTTACCTCGACAGAGCGTCTGAAAGTGTTGTGGGGCCAAGTATCAACACAACTGCAAACGGATTTATACCGTACGCGACGCTGAACTTCACATCACTACATGATGCCTCCTATCGCTTAGCGGTATCATATATCTGGGCACACGACAGCGCAGCCAATGACTTCCGAGCACAGTTTCTCCTCGACGGAGTGAGCATGTGGGAGCATAGGCAAGAGCCTAAAGACTCAGCCGGAGCAGACGGCGGTACGGGTGCAGCAACTGACCAAAGACACCTATCTCACTACGAAGAGGTAGTTCCGTTGGCCGCAGGAGCGCACACATTAGTACTAGAATTCGCCCCTAGTGCTGGCGGAGTAGAGGCAACCATATTTGAAGCAGACATTACCTCTGAGAGATTCATCTAATGACTGAACCAAGAATTCTAGGACTAGTCAGAAATCCCTCAGCGTATGATGACGAGGAGCTGGCATTCCAAGAGATCGATTACATCCGTGGTTTGCCTATGCGACTTGCACCCGAGATCGAAAAAGATCGTGGTGTAATTGTTCGTAAGACCTACTACGTTCAGGCAACCATAAACCCTTTGACCGGATTTGAACTGTTCAATGATCCCGTAGTAGAAGAACGGTACGACTACACCCGCGATCCGGATGGATTCGCCCTTTACCGTAGTTGTGCTATCACTTGGTTTCGCGAGGACGGAACAAAGCACCCCGCTGCAAAGGTTAGACTTAAGACGTACTCTCCTGTAGAGCGCGTAAAAGAAAGCGCACGTCGTAGAACAAATGTCATAGACGATCTTAAGATTGCCCTTATAGGCATGATCGCTCAGACTGAGAAACTAAGTGTACAGGAATCAATAGCTCTTGCACAGTCGCTGTTCGTATCCCAACAACTGAACATCAACACGTATGTAGAAGCTGGTACTGATTTCCTACGCGACTATGTAACTACATCCGTCGAGTATCCTTGGATGGATAACCCAATCAATGAACAAGGCGTAACCATACGCATGTACATCTTGAGCCAACTATAAGGAAATTATGGCTAGACGATCACGACAAGTATCACCTACACCTTCACCAACAATTGTTTCGTTTGGTGATGACTCGGGCGAGCTACGTATACGAATTATCAGAAGCGACGCTGACGGAGCTTATCTTGCTATTAAGAATGGTTCGGCTCCCGACCTGTCTTTGGATTCAGATGACGACGACACAATACTTGTACCAGAAATTGATGGTGAAGTAGTACTTACCGAAAATGCTCCTAGTGGCGCATGGAATGTACATATCGTTGCCATCGGTGGTGGATGCTTGGTTCAGCTAACGGACAATAGCTAATGGGCTTACGACTAGGAAATTATGGCTCAGGTGAATTCACCGCACCCGAACCTGCATCGTTCCTACGTCTTTTCGGTAATGTATTTAACAGTGGTGGCAGTAATGCACCCTCAGACACGTTTACTCCTACTCAGACTGGGGACTACAGTTTCATAATCGAGTTGGGCATATCGAACAACCAAGTGTGGGCCAATCTAGGCACCACAGCAGGCGCAGCCGATCTTGTTAACTTTAATTCTGATAGGTTATTTGATCTAAACCCACGTAACGAACAGGTAGTCACCCTTACTGCGGGTATAACGTATCATATAACTACAGCCGCAGGCGGCGGTACGAGTCGCAGCTCGGTACTCGTTCGAATAGAAGCAGTGTAGTACAGGAGATTGTATGTCGGGGGACACTAATCAACTAGTAGAGCGTAAGCGTAATGAACTAGGACAGTTCGTAAAAGGCCAGAGCGGTAACCTAGCAGGCCGACCTAAAGGGTCACGTAACGAAGCTACTAAGCTAAAAGAATTTATTGAGCACGCCAACACGGAAGTGCTCGCTGCAGAAGCCCCGGCAATTATGGCAAAGGCCATACAGATGGCCAAAGATGGGGATGCTGCTATGATCAAGCTGATACTCGGGGACATGATGAAACATGTTCGTACCGAGGAAGGCGAGAAGAGTGACAATAAAGTCACAGTATCCATTGAACTCATGAAAGAGGATGTCAAGGATATCGTAATCGAAAACCCACCACAGGAAGAACTATAGTGCCTTCAATGGAAAAGATGAAGGGTAAGCAATACCCACCCAAGACGGAACTCATGGAGAACTTGAGCGGTAGCTCAGCTCGCCACACGGAGAACGGTCAATCAGGTCAAGTACAAAGCCGCGGCGGAAACAAGACCTCACCTAACTCTTACAAGCGCGGTAAGCAGGGCTAGAACATGCCTAAGAAAAAGCAATACGCAAAACAAGGTGATATCGGAACGGATAGTCTCGACACTAGTGCAGCAAGTGCTGCCGGAGATTATGACTATGATCCGTCAGGTGAGGGCGCACTTCGCGGTGCATCCCACGAGCCTATGTCCGGTATCGAAGGTAAAACTTTGTCAGAGCGCCGCATGGAAAACATGCTGTACCGCTATAAGGACGTATAATGCCTGATCCGATCACAGATCGCTTGGACAAGCAAGTAGCTCGAAAGAAAGAGCAGAAGCGCCTAACCGCACAGGACAGGGCTGATAGCCGCCGCCGTGCGCAACGTGCTGCGATTAATGCAGAAAACGCTCGTATTGCTAAGCGTCGCGAAGGTCAAACGACCGACTCGAACAACAGCAATATCTAAACAAGTCTCGGGGGAGACATGGTCGCACTCAATTGGCAGATGCACCCTGCCCAGATGTCGATACATAAGTCGGACGCCTTATACAAGGCGGTTGCCGCAGGACGACGTTTCGGTAAGACCTACCTAGCCGTAATGGAGTGTATACTGGAAGGACTCAAAGAGTTTGACCGACATGGCCGACCACTGCAAACGGACTCGGAAGTTATGTACATGGCTCCGACGTTCGAGCAAGCCAAGGGTATTTTCTGGCCCTTACTTAAGCTGCTAGCGGAACCTGTTACGCAGACCATCCACGAGAACACTGGTGTACTGACTCTGATCAACGGAGTACGTATCCGACTCAAAGGGATGGATAACCCAGATCGCGCCCGAGGCTTCAAGCTTCGTTACGCTGTACTCGATGAGTACGCGGATATGCACAAGGGTGCATGGAGTGCGATCATCCGGCCTGCACTGGCCGACGTAGATGGCGGAGCCTTGTTCATTGGAACACCTAAAGGCAAGAACCACTTCTATGAACTGTTCATCAATGCTATTGACTGTGAGCGAGATGAAGACGACGAACTAGAGTGGGAAGCATTCAAGTTCCGCTCCGGTGACAATCCGTTCATCCCTGCCAAGGCCCTAAAGCGCATGCACGACGACGAGACTTACTCGTCAGAGCTTGTAAAGCAGGAGCTGGAGGCAGACTTCCTTGCCGGAGGTTCCGGTATGTTCAAGATGGACTGGTGGAAGTATCGAAAGCAAGAGCCTAGAGATGGCTACTTTGTTGTATCAGTTGACCTTGCTGGATTCGCTCTCGACAAGATTGAGAAGAAGAAAGTCAAGCGCGACGACACTTCTATCACCATAGTTAAGATTTGCAAAGAAGGTTGGTGGGTTAAGGAACAGATTAGCGGCAAGTGGGATACCCGCGAAACCGCGATACGCATCATCAACGCCGCCCGCTCCTGTCACGCCAATGTGATTGGAATCGAAAAGGGTGCACTGATGAACGCTGTCCTGCCATACATGCAAGACGTGATGGCCCAGTACAGACAGTTCTTTAATATTGAACCTCTGTCTCACGGCAACCAGAACAAAGAGTTGCGCATCCAATGGGCGCTACAAGGTCGATTAGAGAAGGGCAGACTTATGCTCAACGCTGATCCATCTCTCCAGAGCTTCGAGCACCCCGCTTGGGTAAACAAGCTTGTAGAGCAAGCCTCGGACTTTCCGAGCACACAAACACACGACGATTGCATCGACTCACTAGCATACGTGGATCAGATTGCAAAGACAATTTTCTTAGACATGGATGACATGTCAGATCACTTGGCTGCTCAGTACGATAACTGGGAACCAGTAGACGAATGGGCGGGAGTATAGCTTGAGTCTAGGAATCACAGACCCGATAGGCGACCTACGAGTGGACGCCGACGAGAAGCCAAGAAGCAATTCTGAAGGTGACCTCGCTGTTTGGGTAATGAACAAAGTAGATCGCTGGCGAGAATACCGCGATGTTGCTTTCAAAGAGCGCTGGGGTGAATACTATAGACTCTGGCGTGGTCGTTGGTCACAAGCAGATCGCAACCGAAACTCCGAACGATCTCAACTAATCGCTCCTGCACTATCTCAAGCTATCGAGATGACCGTGTCAGAGATGGAAGAGGCCACATTTGGCCGACAACAGTGGTTCGACATACGCGATGACATAAATCAGGATCAACAGTCACGAGACATCATGCTTCGGCAGCGCGATATGCTGACAGAAGACATGGAACGGGACAACGTAACCGATGCTATCTGCATGAGCTTCCTAAACGGAGCCCTGTACGGTAACGGTATAGCCAAGATCATCGTTTCAGAGGATATCAAGCGCAGCCCCGGAGACGTAAATCCGGTCACCCAAGTACGTAGCATCAATGAGCGTACCGAAGTGACAGTTAAGCTGGACCCACTACCTGCTGACGAATTCGTACCAGACCCTAGCGCAACCTGTGTCGATGAGATGCTGGGCTGTGCACACGAGCTGAATAAGCCGTTGTCATGGGTTAACAAGATGCAAGCCAGAGGCTTCTACCGAACGCCGGACCTGATTGCTGCAGACGGACTAGACTCGGAAGCAGTAGCCGAACGAGAAGACCTCGAAGGAATTCTGACGCGCAACGATACCGTATTCATTACTGAGTATCACGGCCTGATACCTGTAAGCTTACTACCTACGCCGAAGGACGAAACCCGTACACCACTGGATGACATCCTAGACGCCACGCCTGCTGTAGTAACAGAAGGTGAAGAGATGGTAGAGGCAATCGTGACCATCGGTAACAAGACAGATTTGTTACGAGCAGTTAGAAACCCGTTCTGGATGCAGGACCGTTCTATTGTCTCGTATCAGCACGAGAAGGTACCCGGACGATTCTGGGGACGCTCTGTAGCTGAGAAGGGCTTCAATCCACAGAAAGCTCTTGACGCAGAATTGCGGGCACGCATGGACGCACTCGCATTGATTTCCAACCCAATGATGTCTGCGGACATTACGCGCCTACCTCGCGGATTCGATATGCGTATCCGTCCCGGTAAGCTCTGGTTGACGAACGGTAACCCTTCTGAGGTTATCAAGCCCATCGCCTTCCAAGGCCTCGATCCTTCCACCTTCTCGCAGAGTGGTGAAATGGAGCGCATGGTACAGGTAGGTACGGGTGCAATGGATACGGCTACGCCGATCAAGATGAACGAGCGCAACAGCACGGCTACGGGAACCTCCGTACAGATGCAAAGCTTCGTTAAGCGATCTAAGCGTGCAATGAGGAATGTAGAGAACAACTTCCTACGTCCCCTGATCCAAAAGATTCTCTGGCGCTACATGCAGTTTGCGCCGGACAAGTACACTACGGACATTGATTTTCGTATATCAGGAACCTTGGGCATAGTTGCCCGAGAGTTAGAGCAACAGCAGCTTACGCAGCTCATGGCGCAACACGAGCAAGGCTCACCAGTACAGCTCATCCTGACTAAAGCGATTGTAGACAATTCAGCGTCGCCATTCAAGGCGGAAATTGTCAAAGCTATTGATCAGCAACTCGCTGGTCCTTCGCCGGAAGAACAAGCACTGCAACAGTTCCAGCAGCAGATTGCACAGCAGACTGCTATAGCGGAAGCACAGCAGATACAGCTTGAGAATTCCAAGTTACAAACAGAAGCTATGCTCAACATAGCGAGAGTACAAGAACTCGCGTCTAACGGCGAGATCGAAGGAGTTAAGCTCCAGATGGAAATCGCACGAGTACAGAAAGAGTTTGCAGAGCTTACGCAGCTGGCACGTCAGAACGACGCGGCCCTTATCAACGCGCAAGCCAACTTACGAAAAGCATTGAGTGGGGGAACACAGAATGCAAATCAATCGGAGCCATCTCAGTCCTAGAGAGGCACAAGTAGCACAAGAGTGGGAACAGTTGTTCGCGTCACCAGCTTGGCAGCTGATAATGCAGCGATTCGAGCCTAGACTAGAAGGAACTGTTACACGACTTGAGAACGCGGGTACCATGAAAGAACTTGGTATCGCGAAAGGGCATAGAGATGTCCTGTATGAAATCCTCAACCTACCTGCGGTAGTAGAGGCTGAATTACAAAGCAGAGTGGCGGCACAGGAAGCTGAACGCCGGGAAGACATTGTGGACCGTGGAGCTATGGCATAGCATGACGCAACTATTTGACTTCCAATGTACTGACTGCGAATACGTCTTTGAAGAGTGGGATACCAGTGAAAGGTCTGCCAGACCCCACTGCCCCAACTGTGAAGGGACCAACGTAGACAGACTAATCAGCGCCCCAAACTTCGACCTCGACGGCATGGTAGCCTCGGGGAGTTCAAGTAGCGATGGTATGACGACTTCCATCGACGCTTGGCAGCGAAGGCGGAAACAACAGATGGCAATCGAGAAACGAAACATGGACCGTCACGGGACGACGGACTAGCTTCCATCTCCCTCGATCATTTGATAACTCTCCCATAACCCTTTAAGGGCGGGAATTTAACCGGAGAACTTTACATGCCTACAGGCACACAAAACGCCGCTAATGCGGTCAAACCAAACGCATCCGCTCCAGAATTTGCGGAACTTCCTACTCTCGAAGACAGCAACCCTAAACCACCTCCAGTAGTACAGCCTGCACCTCAGGTTGAGGAACCAGCAGAAGAACTACCGGATAAGTTTAAAGGCAAGTCTGCCGCCGAGATTGCCAAGTCGTATGTGGCACTGGAACAACGATTGGGCACTCAGTCGCAAGAACTCGGTACCTTGCGGTCCTCAGTGGATCAACTCTTGGAATTGAAGCGTACGGAAGACCTTACCAATAACGGTGTGTCACCAGAGATTGCCGAAATCTCGACTGACGACGTACTTACTGATCCACGGACAGCCATCAGCACGGTTGCCAATGAAGCAGTAGCTCCTGTACAAAACGAGATCGCGCAGTTGCGTGGTGAGTTAAGTATGCGAGACTTCCGCGACAGGCACCCAACCTTTGAAGCAGACCAGAACGACGCAGACTTTCAGGCGTTTGTTCGAGGCTCAGCTTATAGGACTGGACTCGCTACCAAGTTACATCAGAGCGCACAAGCAGGAAACCCCGACGTGGGTGTTGCTGAAGAGCTATGGAGTGCATGGGACGAGCACAAGGCCGCTGGCGAAGGAGACAATAATACGGAACTGAAAGAAGTCAACAACACAGGAAGTGTGCAAGACGCCGCACTAGTTGGGCGAGATGCAGTCGGAACCGACGCTAACGCTAAACCTGTATACTCGCGAGCCGCCATAGCAGCAATAGCTGCCAATGACCGAGCACGTTATGAGTCCCCGGCCTTCCAAAAGGCAATCACGGAAGCCTTCCAAGAAGGTCGAGTAAAGTAAACCCAAACCCCCAAACCCCTAGAAAGGGGTCATAGGAGAAATATCAAATGAGCACTGGTGCTTTTACAGCTGCAGAAGCGTATACCAACACCACAGTTGCCGGAGTAGAAGCGGAAGCGTTTGTACCCGAACTGTGGTCGATGGAAATTATCGCAGCTTACAAATCTAACCTCGTGTTAGAGCAACTGGTCACTACCATGACCCACCCCAAGCAGAAGGGTGACACAATTCGCATTCCACGTCCTGTTCGTTCAAACGCGAACCGCCGACGAACTGGTGGCGTACTGCAAACTTTTGAAGTTCAGCCTAACACGGAAGACGCTGGCCAAGTCGTAGTAACGATTGGTGAGCACTACGAGTACAGTAACCTGTACGAAGACTTCCAGCAGTGGCAGGCACTGCCTTCTCACCGACGATTCGTAACTGACGACGCTGGTTTCGCACTCGCATCACAGGTTGACACCGACCTGCACTTGCTGGGCGCAAACGTTCTGTCTGCAGCTTACTCTCCCGGTGACGTAGTAGCCGCTGGCGACTTCGTTGGAGCTGGTATCGTAATTGGTTCCGATGGCGACACTGCCTATGACGGTGCTGGTAACGCAACCAACCTCACCGACGCTGGCATTCGCCGAATGATTCGTACTCTCGACGACGAGAACGTACCTATGCGCGACCGTGCATTCGTTCTGCCTCCGAGCGAGAAAGAAGTCCTTCTGGGAATCAACCGATTCACTGAAGAAGCCTTCACGGGTGAAGCTGCCTCTGGTAACAGCATCCGAAACGGTATTGTTGGCGACCTGTACAACCATCCGGTTTACGTGTCTACCAACTGTCCTACGCTGGACGACGGCGACGCTCGCGTTGCTAAGCTCATCCACAAGGACGCTTACTTGCTGGCAATGCAGAACAGCATGCGTACGCAAGCTAGCTACGAGCAGGTCTACCTCAGCACTCTGCTGACTGCAGACATCGCATACGGTCTCGAGATTATCCGTCCTGAGAACGTTGTGAACTTCGTAGTACCGGGCTAGATCACGGTGATCACCCTTCGGGGTCTGGGAGGAGTGATAGCCTCCCCTAATTTTCAACAAGGGAGAGTTACATGGCTGGAGCTGATCGTAGAGCACGTCGAATCCGACAAGGCACTACGCTATCCGAGCTTGGTGGACTCTCTCTTACTAACCCTACTGGCGGGCAACTGCTAGGATTCAACGGACTCACTGGACAACTTGAGAATGTCAGTGAAGTGGATGCGGGGTTTCAGTTCGGCGGACCACTGGTCGCACAAGAACTCTCTGTACTTGACAATGCAGCCTTTGCTAATAACGTCGTTGTAGGCGGAAATACTACGCTCAACGGACCTCTTACCGCAAACGGGTCTGCTACCCTGAATGGCGCTACCACGCTCGGAGACACCCTAACTGTACTGGGTGCTACTGATCTACAAGATGCGCTCGCTGTAGCTGGCGCTCTCACGGGTTCCGGCTTTTCTTTTACTGGGGACGGCGAAATCGATGGCCAACTGTTCGTAGGGGGCAATCTGGCCGCTGGAGCCATAGCCACCACCAACCTACTCATCGCAGGTAGCTTTACAGCCACTGGCCCCAACCTCTTCGGATCCGCAGTCGACGTAATGGGTGCGCTGACTTCTACAGCAACAGTGACAGGAGCTAGTCTGGTCGGGACGAGCTCTGTGTCCACTCCGATGCTAGTCACCACAGGGACGCTCTCAGGCCCTCAGTGGAGGCTTACCAAAGATGCGGATACCCTAGTTTTGGCGTGTGACGCCGATGATGGTACCCTAATCCTCCGCGGGCGCTCCTTCGTGGGTGCCCCTACCAACGCTTTCGTCGATCAGGATATGCTGACTTTGGCCCCCTTGGGCACTCGGCTAGACTTGTCGGACAACGGAGGCGTTGCGTCCTTTTTCACCCCAACCGGCACATTATCCTTGACAAATGAGTCAGATTCGGGTATAATAGTTCTACAAGGTCGAAATTCGGCTTCCACACTTCAAACCCTCCTCACCCTCGATCCAGACAACATTCCAGATGTAACAGGTGTTCAGGGGGGTAATACTGCCCTAGCCTCACTTCTCACTGCACTCGCAGATATCGGCCTCATAACCGACTCAACTACAGCGTAAGGGGGACACTATGCTGACCAAAGAAGAAATCCAAAACCTACTCCGCATCATGAACCGAGCCACGTTTAATGGCTTGGCTGAGGCTACCGTCGCAGTACAGCTGCAACAGAAGCTCAACGCGATGCTAGACCCCAAGCAATTGAGCACAGACCCCGATGCCTAAGACCCTACTCGAACTCGTCAACAACGTGGGACGCAAGCTACGACGTAGCGATGGTACCACCTACCTGACGGCCAACCAAGACGCCAACTCGATATTCATCGTTGAAGCCTTGAATGAAGCACAGCGCATGGTCGAAGCCGAACCTCGTGACTGGAACATCCTGCAACGACAGGTCGAGTTCAATAGCCAGATAGGCGTACGGGACTACGATCTGAGCGACGAAGCGATTGTGGGTGTAGGCAACGCTGTGGGCCAGCGAGCCAAGATCATTGAATCAGGCAAGGGTGGCTGCCAGTTCTGGGACATCACGGACTCTGAGTTCCGACTCAACCGATGGTCTCGAGAGCAGGTACGTCATCGCAGGTTCATCAATCCAGACAACCCCAGCACACGCAACGGATCGTTCGCACTCTACCCAACGGACAACGGGCAGATGATCGAGTTCCCATACCTCCCGGAAGAGGTACGTGATTACTTGTTCGTTATTGTTGATTACTCCCTTGATATGGAAGAAGACACAGACACGATCCGTATCTACGAAACACCTGTCATAATGGCCGCTACTGCCCTCGCTGCAGAGGAACGTGGTGAAGAACTCGGACTGATTGCGTCTACGTGGTGGGAACGCTACAACAGTGCACTGTCCGAAGCCATTATTCTCGATAGCGATATGACCGACTACGTGCTCTGCCCGGACTAGTATGCCACGCAATACCAAACGACAAGTCACTCCACTAGCAACCCAGCCTCTCGTAGGTCCGGGTTTTCGTGGTTTGAATACCGAGCTAGCTAATGGCACAGGTTTCTTTGAGCCTGAGTGGGCTGTTGCTCTAGACAATATCGTATTCGATGACCGTGGACGACTGAACACTCGACAGGGTTACCGTGACGTGACCGCTGTGCCTGCCGGAAGTACTGGCATGGGTGGTGGAGAAGAGCCACCTCCAGTATCGGGTGACTTTAACGCGGCTATCGCTACGTTCGTACCTGAGATTTGGTTCGACATGGAAGACTTAAGCTCTCCGATCACTAACCAAGGCCTCACACAGACGAACCAACCTGCCCACGCATTTGATCTGGTAGGCGACGACATAGCCGACGTAGTCTTTGGGGTACCTTCACCTACAGGGACGGCTATCAGCTTCCCCGAAGCAGGTACTGCGATTCTGGGTGCACAGAACTTTCCCGGAACTTTCACTGACAGCGCACCTACAGGCTCTATCATAGCCGTAGTTCGCAGTGACAATACTGCACGAGGCCAGTATGTCTTTGAGATCGCCAACGCACAGGACGACGACTCCATCGGACGCATGTCTGTAAATGCAGACGGAACAGTTCGTGTGGGTGTTCGACGCCAGTTCTCTAGCGCTGAGTTCTACTTACAGAGCGCTCCCGCTATTGATGGCGGTATTTCTATCAACGACGGAGAGTGGCACTCAATTATCTGGGTTAAGCACGATGTACTGGACGGAGTCACAGTTACTGATCCTCGACAGATTTACCGATTGTACATCGACGGAGTACGTCAGGACACAAACGTAAACGCGCTTGAGTTCAATAACCTTGCACAAGACCTTTGGATAACCACTGGACTCGGTACGCAGCGCTTCCACCTAGCGGCACAACATAGAGCGGACAATGTACTGAGTAACGGCAATGCTAGCAATAGCTGGGACGGAGAGATCGATCAGTTCGTTTACCTGTCACAAGACCTTACTGACGCAGAAGCTGCATCACTGCACGCGGAGCTGAATCTCTAATGACCCAGCCAATGTACCACTTGACGGAATTCCTTCGTCAGGATAATACTGTAACGCTCATAGCCGTAACGGCTGATTTTCGTATTTGGGAGAGTAGCGACAATGGAGCAACATGGAACGACATCACCGGAGACCTCGCAGGACTCTTGTCAACCCTCGACCTGCAGTTCGCAAACCTCAATGGTGAACTCTACGTCGGAGCTTTCGGACATCGCATCCATAGATTCACTGATGCCTTGGGTTCGTTTACGGAAATCCCCGACGCCCCAGTCTCACGAGGCAGCCTTATCAGCACGTTTGGCCGCTTATGGGCGGCAGTTGATGCCGAATCTATTGTCTCCTATTCAGGCTTATTAGATGGAACCGACTGGACCTCAGTATCCGCTGGATCAATCGACGCTAGCAACGCTTGGACAAATGGATATGACAACGTCGAAGCCCTCGCTTCTTTCGGAGCCACCCTACTCATATTTGGAACAGAGCATATCCTCCTCTACGTTGACGGAGCCGGATCAGAACTGGGTGTCGATCCAGACAACCTATACGTTGTGGACACGGTTGAAGGTACTGGCTGCACCAACCGCGACTCGATTATCACAATCGGCGAAGGCGATCTATGGTACCTTGGTCCGCAAGGCATACAGTCTCTACAAAGGGTTATCAGCGAAAAGGTAAACCCTCTCGTAGATATCAGCAAGAACCAGCGTAGCCTTGTAGAGCGCTATAGACAACAGCATGTAGGAAATCCCGCAAGTGTCAAAGCTATCTACTCTCCTGAGAACCGTTTTGTTCTGTTTATGTTTCCAGAGGCAGATAGCGTCCTTATGTACGACACCCGCTTCCCTTTGGAAGACGGTACGTGGAGAGCTACAACGTGGAGTACCCGTGTACCGTACACAGGCGCACTCGCTCGACGCAACGGCGACGTTCTATTCGGACTCGACGCCGGGAATGTGGGCATATATGATAGATTCAGAGATGACGCTGGGGTATCTGATGACATCATCGTTGCAACTTATGCGTCTCCGTACCTCAACTTTGGTCAGGAAGCACACAACAAGATCAAGAACCTCAAAGAGTTCTACGTCGAAGTCGATGGATCAGGACAAATTGACGGTCTTGCTAGGTGGGGAGTCGATTTCCGACCTCTGGAATATAGCCAGCCGTGGGTAAGCAACTTCGTTCCATCGTTCTCCGAGTTCAACATCGCGGAGTTTGGTAACGACAACTTTAATTCAGGTCTACGCCTACGTCGCGAGTATATCGCAGCGATGGGTGAAGGCAAGACTGTACAATTTTTCACACAGTTCCAGAGCACCAACGACGATGCTCTCGTGTCAATCGCCGAGATAGGCGTGCACGCTAAGATAGGACGATCACTTTAATGGTAGATTATACCCGTAACGAGGACTATGTTGAGAAGGATACGCTCCCTACGGGCGATCCTGAAAAGCTAATCCTTGGTACTGACCTCCAGTCAGAGTTTGATGAGATTGCACAATCTCTAATCACTAAGCTGGATACCGACGACCGCGCTACAGCAGCGCAGGCGATGGCTGGTACCAACAACACTACTTACATGACACCTCTCCGCGTAGCCCAGCTTCTGCAGGGTGACGGCTCAGGTGCAGGCATTGTAACTGACCTAGTAAGTCTGGAAGACCCCGATGCGGATCGTATCCTGTTTTGGGATGACAGTGAAGACAGTGCTGGATTTCTCTTTGCAGGGAACGGCCTGATAATCTCAGGAACTACGATTGCGGTCGATAGCTCCGAAGTCACGCACGACTCCCTAGCAGGTGTAGATGCAAACCAACACATCGATCATACTGCGGTCGCGGTACTAGCTGGTCCCGGACTGGCCCTGACTAGCCTCACTGACGACTTGACCGATGACTTCGAGTATGAGCTGGATATATCCGCCCTTACTTCTGTTGTTATCTCAGACGTAGACAACGCAGCGGACCTGATCGTATTCTATGACGCAGATGCTGCAGACCACAAGGTGCTCCCTGTAGAAGAACTTGTAGGATCACAGCTCGGTCACGCTGGGTACTGGCGTTCTGGGGATATAGCACTCCCTACTGCCGCTAGCACGGCGACGGGTACCTTACTTACCATCCCCTTTAACACTCCGTTCGTTGCAGACACTCTTATCAACTGCACGTTCGATACCCTTTCGGGAATCCTGACAGCTGTAAACGACACCACCGTACTGGTTAATGCAAAGGTGTACTCAGATAACATCGGCGAAGGATCATCCCTGATAGCCCACCTACTCATCAACAGCAATCGAGTAGACACAAACCCACAAACATCACTGGCGGGCTTTGGTGGCTCAGCTAAGCAGTCAAACCTTGCTAAGATAGTTGAGCTAAGCGCGGGTGATGAAGTTTCTGTTGAAGTCATAACGGACTCAGATGCAGGACCCAACTTGCGGGGATCAGAAGAGCTAACCCACATATCCTTTGTGGAGATAGCGTAATGACTATACTAGGAACTGAATCATTGCTAGCAGATAGAGCAGTACAGGTAGCCGCGGTAAGCGTCGGCTCCACTACACTAAGTACACACCAAGCTATGGATGCGTATTTGCAAACAGCTTTGCTGGTGCTCGGTGCTGTCTCACTGGTAGTATCAATTTATCTTAACATTCAAAAGGCTCGGGGGGAGCGCAAACGGAATGAAAGTAGTAATAGCGAACGATCAAAAGTACGGTCCGATAATTCGGAGCATACTGGAGAGGGTTCAAGGTAACTCCACGGTCCTAGACACCATAGGCGTAGCACTATTTGTGATCGCCACGGACGAAGACGAACCCGTAGGCGTGATGCACGCTTACCAGATCAGCGACGTACGAACATACGTCAATGCCGTACTCCTACCAGAGGCCAACAAAGACCCTGAGAGGAATGCGACACTGGAGACGGTGTTTCAATACCTCTTCGAGAACTTCCCTGACATGAATAAGCTGGAGACTACGATCCCAGTAGCAGACAAGAAGAAGACTCGACTGTTCAGCAAACTAGGCTTTAACAGGGAAGGTGTAAGTAAGAAGTCCATCCGAGTAGATGGTGAGCTAGTCGATCAGACGTTCATGGGGAGGCTACGATGAGCTTCCTAATCACAGGACATCCGCGATGCCGCACGGCTTGGCTATCTGCCTTGCTAGCAGCTCACGGGTCTCCTTGTGTACATGACGCTCTTATCCGATCAGCAGAGGACACCCCGGAAGGATGGGGCATAAGTGATCCGGGTTTCGCCCTTCACTTCCCAGAACAGGCAGCCCGTTGGGTAAAGAGCCAACACGCGATACCTGCTATAGTAATTGTACGTGATCATGCGAGACAGGCGTTTCAAGAAGAGTTTGGACGAGTTTCTGATTCATCATGGGAACGAATGCAAAAGAACTTAGAAAAATTCAAGCTACATGTTCCTCACAAAGAGTATCATGTAGATCAATTAAAAGATAACGAGATTGTTGGGGAGATAATCGAGCTATGTACGAAACAGGTACCATCACTACAAATCATTTCGACCTTTCAGCAATTGCAAATAACGCAGCATCTTGGCGTAGCAAAGCACCGATTCAACTCAAAGACTGGTCCGTCGATATTGGGAACATAGTCGATGACCTACATACCTCTAATGACTGGAATAAGTATGGCGAAAGACAGTCATCCTATCGGACTCCGCATAAGCAAATTGACGACATCTGGGTCCGGTACAACGATTACGCAAACTTTAAAGGCAACCTACACTCGTTCAATGGACCACACACGTCGGTCTGGTACGAAGTCGCGGATGTTCACCCAGCACTGCGGCGCATTAGTGAAGAGGTTCTGGAAAGAGCAGGCGGAGGCACACTCGGAGGAGTGCTCATCACACGAATACCTCCGGGAGGAGGCGTCGCCCCTCACACTGACAGTGGATGGCACGCAACTTACTATTACGACAAATATGCCGTGCAACTGCAAGGTAACAAAGAACAAGCCTTTTGCTTCCGAGGACACGAAGTAAGAGCAGAGCCGGGCCAAGTGTATTGGTTCGATAATCAACAAGAGCACTGGGTCATTAACGACAGTGACGAATACCGCATGACGATGATCGTCTGCATAAGACCAGAGGAATAAAATATGCCTTGGGGCGCAGCCATAGCAGCAGTAGGAGCCATCGGTTCATCTGCAATAAGCAGTAGTGGTGGTGGAAGAGCTACCGCGGAAGCACAAGATACAGTCGCGGATATCGCCGGACTGGGTCTTACGCAAATACTGCAAGACAACACTATACGTCAGGATGACAACCAGTTCTCTGATCTAAGTACACTTTTCGGTCAGTTAGCGCAGCAGCAGGTAGCGGCTTCACAGAACGGTCCTACCATCGACGTGAACGCAGCCACTGGTGGCGTAGCAGGCCTGCAGCAGAACCAGCAGGACATTAATGGTGCATTCTCGAGCCTAGCGGGAGCCATTAACGGCCAGAGCGCATTCGATGTAGACGCTTTCGCTAATGAGCAGTTCGATAGACTGAACTCCCTAGCAGCACGGGGTGAGCAGACAGCTGCCTCACAGACGGCTAACAGCTTGTTCTCTCGTGGACGCCTAGGAGGAGCTGATACTGCATCCGGTAACGTGTTTGAAGCACTGGACCGCTCACAGAGAGATGCCGCAACAAGTCGAGCACTCACCGCTACACAGCTGGCAGGTGCTGAACGAGATCGATTATTCAACGAACAGCAGCAAGGCGTAAGCAACCAGTTTGATTTCCTAAGCAACCTTATCGGAAACAATCAAAACCAAGTCGGTAACTTCGGTAACCTATTCCAGCTGAACTCTAACCAGCAGCAGCAATTCTTGCAGAATGCTCTCGGATTCGGACAAGGTGCAGGTAACGTACTTAATCCAAACTTCCAAGCTCTGGCACTGGCACAGAACGTGCGTAGCTCAGACCAAGCCTCTCGAGCAGGAGTGTCTAGTACGAACGCACAGCTGCAGACTCAGGCTAACACCCAGCTAGCTAATAACATAGGACAGGCCTTCTCAGGAGTAGGTACAGCAGTAGCTCAGGGCTTCGCTGACCGTAGAGCTAACGGAGACAACTAATAATGTCACAAGGAACTAAAGTATTCACAGGCTTAGAAGGCTTGATTACTGTCAAGGATTTAGATGCACGCCGCCGCCAAGCGCAAGGCAAACGCTTCGATGACTTGAAGAATCTGCCCGGACAAGAGAAGGCGGCAGCCACTGCAGGCCTACTCATTGGTGATATTATTGCTCGAAGGTTACAGCCTGACGAGAAGCGTCAACGAGCAGAAACCACGCAGAATATCATAAGAGAAGCAGAAGCTAAGGTACATGATGCTGATCCTATCCCCGGAGCCGATCCAGCACTTTCGGACTTCGATCAGCGCATTGCCATCGTAAGCACCGCTATAAGAAATCTGGAAGACCAAGGACTAACTACCGAAGCCAATCAGCTGAAAGCCAATCGTATACAGCTGAACGCACAACGACTGGAGAAGCGAAGTGCCCTGCAGAAGCTCAAGATCGGTGAAGCTAATCTAGCCAACACAGAGGCTAATACTGCTAGAACACAGCAGTTATCGGCATTCGATGAGCTGGGTGAGACAAAGAACATCGTAGCCCGAGGCGGCGACGGTACTCTCCGATCTGCACAGGTACGCAAAGACGGTACAGCAGTATTCACGGATGACAACGGCGTAGAGCGCACGCTTGATTCCGGACAGTTCTTTATAGGTAACGCGACGGGCAGTGTAGACGATCTGACACCAGACAAAACTAAGCTCAGAAATGCTACCAAACAGATTGCTGGCATTAATGGCGTATTCCAAGGAATTAACTCTCTGCGTGATCTGGTTGTCAATAACAAAGATGACGTATCTCTGCAAGGTAAGTTATTCTCTGCACTGAACCAAGTACGTGCAGGTGCATCGTCCTTTATTCGAGATGAGAACGGTCCCGCCGCAGTGCGTGCCCTAGAAGGCGATATAGAATCTCGTCTACAGCAGGCTGGTATTGTAGATCAGTCCCGAAAGGCAGCAGTAACGAACCTAGCGTTCGCTATCGCAACATCTCGCGAAGGCGGTAAGTTGACCGACCAAGACTTCAACCGAGCACTGGAGACCGTAGGTGGTAACAACCTAGACCCAGTAGTAATCGTGAACTCACTCGACAACCTTGCCGATAACACTCGTGATAACCTAGACTTCCTTACGTCAGATAAGGACGTAGCGGCACTACCACAAGTAGACTTTGTTAATCGCAAGATTGCAACCAACGAGAACCAACGACGCGATAACCCCGTAGTACAGAGATCAGACGAGTTGCTTAACGGTCGTACGCAGGAACAACAAGACCTATTAGACCAGATACTCTCGAGACCACCACAAGGGCAGTAATGATAACATCACCAGAACAAGCACAGCAAGCAGCGGAACTAGTACAGAGTGGTGTCCTGTCTCCTGAAGAGGAGCAGCAGGTATTCTCACAGCTACAGTTGTTCCAACAGAACGCTGCTGACGCTGCTAGTGTACCTCCTCCACCGCAAGAAGGTAGTGTAGAAGACGCTACGCGCAAGGTAGAAGACATAAACGCACGTACGAACTTCCAGCTACAGGCTGGAGATCGCTTGCAAGAAGCTTTTACAGGAGAAGCACGTAACCCACTAGGCTTCCCTGAACTTGACTTGTCTGACAGGAGTGAGCAGGGGTTAGGCTTACTGCCGTTCGCTTCTAATGATGAAGAGCGGGCAGACATCTTACTTAACGCGATACCCAACGCACGTTTGGGGCTAGACGAGAATGGACAATTACTCGCTAACCTAGGTGATGGAACTCCTACAGGCTTTATTAATTCCCCCGGACTCTCCCCTCGTGACTTCTCTGAAGCCGCGGGTCTGGGGGGATTATTCTTTCCTGCCGCACGCGCAGCACAAGCTGTAGGAAGTACTACTCGTGCAGGACTCTTGGCAGGCGGATTCAATACTGCTGCCCGAGGCTTAGTGGGAGGAGGTCTTGTCGGAGCAACTGAGGTAACTCGTCAGGCTGCACTAGATGCTTTAGGCGAGGCTAGAGGACAAGAGCGTTCCCTAGACGTAACACAAACAGCATTTGTGACCGCACTAGGTGTTGGCTCTGAAGTCGTAGCTCCGTTAGTTCAGTCTATAGCTCGTACTGTTCGCAATCCATTCTTGGTGCGAGGTAACAACCTCACTGATCGAGGTAAGGAACGATTCCGAGAGATCGGTATTGACCCTGATTTGGTAGACGGTAACCCCGAGGTTATCGAATTATTCAAGCAAGGTCCGGGTTTTACGGGAAGAGCAGCCGCACGCGATGCTACGGCTAGAGCTTCCGTAGGTGAGAACACCGCAGCCGCCTTTACTGGCGGAGCACGCTCACCACAGGCCGCAGGAGAAGCCGTACGTAGTGGATTACAGGCAGAGGCTACTGCCGCTTCCAGAGCGGTTGATGATCGCTTCACAGAGGCTCGTTCCTTTCAGGCAAGATTCTCTCCTGAAGCACTTAAGTTCCAAGGACGACAGGCTGGTCAGCTCGTACGAGAGGGTGGCGGTAATGTTGGTGGACGAGTAGACAAGACCGTACGTAGCTTTGAGACTAGTGTGCTTGGATTGAATAAAAAGGGGGAACGATTGGTTGATGACCTAGATACTTCCCCTCCTGCAACGTTGACTCGGTATGTAGCGTGGCGCTCAGCACAGAAAGCGACAGCACGGGAGCTAAACAAGAAGAAAGGTAGCCAAGCTAAAGCTATAAACGACTTCATTGACGAGACCGATCAGGCATTAGTCGATCAGTTTGAGGCTGGGTTTGCGCAAGGCGATCCACAATCACTGGAGGTCTTCAAGGACGCCAGAGAGTTACACAAGACATTCATCGAACGCTTCAAAGAGAACCGCATCGTTAACGACATCATAACCGATCAGGAATTGAACCCGGAACAGACAGTCAACCTCTTACTAGGTAGTGCTGAAGCTGTGCCCGGAGCTAAGGTTCAATCATCTAAAGCTCTGAAGCGAGTCTTTGATATCGTAGGCAGGGAGAGTGAGGCTGGACAAGCCGTAGTGGATCAAGCCACCCAACGCCTATTTGCTAAGCATGCTCGTGATGGTAGACTCGATACGTCCGCTTTCGGGAAAGACTGGGTAAAGTTCCGTAAGAACAACCAGAGTATCGTAGAGCAGATATGGTCTCCAGAACAGGTAGCCATACTCAATGACATTGGTACCCGCGGAGGCGCTACTGATCTTGTTAAGATCGCTGGTGACATACTGACAGTACGGGCAGGGGTAGCAGGCAGCGCCGTAGCTGGCTCTGTGAGACGCTTGGCTGGTGTACAACAACCTGCCGCAGCAGGAACTAGACCTCTGCTGAGTAGTGGTGTTGCGCGAGCAGGAACCGCACAATTAGGTACTGACGAGAATAGGAATCTAGGACAATAATGATACCCACAGAGTTTACGTTAGTCAACCGACGTTGGCAAGTAAAGCAACTCAACTCGGAAGACATGCAGATCGATGTGGACGAGCACGATGTAAGTCGTAAACGGACTAAGGTCAAAGACGTTAAAGGCCTCACCAGCATGGATGCGGCTATAATCTGGATAAACACAGATCGACACCGCCACCCTGCGGACTTTGCACACACATACTACCACGAGCTGGTGCATGCAATACTGTTTTCCACGGGTGATATGGATCACGACGAAGTTAAGGTAGACCTCATGGGCGGACTACTGCAGCAGTATATGCAAACGAGTAAACATGAAACACCCACTACTAGCTAGACTTGAGAAAGAAGAGGGTCGTCGCAACGACATGTACCGCGACTCCGAAGGTATCTGGACTATCGGTATAGGCTGGAACATACAGGAGCGTGGACTACCTGACGAGATCGTCGATAGATTGTTTGAGATCAGTGTAGCCGATGCGGAAAGGGATGCACGCAAGCTCCCTGAGTTTCGTCTACTCAGTGAAGTACGACAGTCAGTCCTTATTGCTATGGTGTTCCAGATGGGACTACCTCGCGTAAAGAAGTTTAAGAACTTTCGTGCTGCTCTACGAGAAGGCAACTACAACAAAGCCGCGAACGAGATGCTAGACAGTCTCTGGCACAGACAGATGTCTAAGGCAGGTTCTAAGAGAGCCATCAGAGAAGCAACGATTATGCGAAGGGGAAAGTATAATGATTAAGGCTATGTTTTATATAGCACTGGGTATGTTAATGTGCTCATGTACTAGTGTGGATGTGGTATCAGTACCCACCATCACAAGCATATTCAAGAGCCCGTACGTAGACGTACTGTGTACCTACGAGCAATTGGGTGAACGTATACTCATGTCGTGCATTGATATCAATGGCGACGCTTTCATAGTATTCAAAGGGGGAAAAGCATAATGGGCTTATGGAATTGGTTAGGCGGGATAGTTAAACCCGTAGCCGACTTGATCGGCGAAGTAGTAGAAGACAAAGATAAGGCAGCAGAGCTACGTGCACACCTGCATGCACTGCAGATTCAGTTCGCTGAAAAGGGACTGAACTACGAGCAGGAGATGGCTAAGCTCAAGGCTAATATCATCACCTCAGAGGCCTCCGGCGAGTCATGGTTACAGCGTAACTGGAGACCCGGTACTATGGTCACGTTCGTAGGACTGGTTGTTGCTAAGTGGCTGGGCTTCACTGCTCCGGGCATTGCACCCGAGATGGAACTGCAGCTCATGTCCCTGATCCAACTGGGTCTGGGTGGTTACGTTGTGGGTCGGTCAGTTGAAAAGATCGCACCAGTCATCGCAGACGCCATGCAGAAACGCTCTGAGCCTCGCTAGTGACTGAGCCGTACGCTACTGTTAACGCGATATCAGGAGGGCCTACGCTATGGCATAGGTACTCCAGTCCGTCAGCACCTGTACCGAACGAAGGTACTGCAACCGTCGATGATAACGATTTCCTAGAAGAGGATGGTACCCTTCTCGGGACGTTCAAACGCAGCAACTAAGCCTCTGAACCCACGGGGAACTATGATGGTCGTGTTCCGGTCAGACGGTGTCCCTGTCAGTCCCAACGCCTTACTGGCCTTTCACTTCGGGTTTGATAACGATGTCATACGGATAGGTCTTGATGGGGATGGGTTCCCTTTCTACCTTATGCAGACGAACTCCTCGAACAGGCAGTTCTGGAGGTTAAACGGTACGTCACTGGATGACGACGCTGTACACTCCATAATGGTAGTCACCGCACCTGACGCTACCAGCGACCCTGTGTTCTACGTAGATGGTGTGGACATCAGCTCCAGCCTCACGTTCACTCCTGACTCTACCATCGATAACAATGCATGGGCCAGCCAATTTGACATCGGTAGTGGTGCATCACGAGTCGATCTGACGACTGCACAGGACCCCGGACGTATACGCAACCCGATGGGTAACGTTGTTATGTACGAGAGTCTTGTATTTGATGACGTTGTGGGGCCTGCAGACGCCCTAGTCATCCACGACTTACTGACTGGAACTCCTCCGCCACCACCTCCACCTGTCACGCTGTTTAGGCGACGTGGCTTCCGACAGTACCCTTACTAAGCGTATTTTAATAAAATACAGACACAAAAAAGGCCACAAATGTGACCTTAAACATTCCCCCTTGAATTACCCAGTCTTAGTGCTGGGTTTTTTCGTTTTAGCCCCAACGCTTTTTCACAGACTTCCTACAGTGATCGACACGCTCGTCGATCTGTGCTCGTGCACAGCGTACGTCGCTCATGTTGTGTACTACGCCGTCAAGCATCTCGAAGTCAGACCACCTAGGTAGCTCAGGGTAGAACCACATAACATTAGGACTCATACCATCAAGGTCACGCCACTTGGTTTCAAAGCCAGTGTCGTTGCAGCACGGGATGAGTGACTGCCCGTTGATACCATCGATATGGTAGAACCCGTACTCTTGCGCAGCCTTCAGGAGCGTGCGTGCATGAGGATTAGGTATAGCAGCTACGTCAAAGTCTTCCCGCAAACGGAACCGAGCACCGTATGGCATAATGCCTGCACGATCACCTAAGTTAAGAGGCGGAGTGTGCTGAGCTGGCTCGATGAACGTCGTACCAGTAGGCACTAAGTTCGTCAGAGTTATCGGGACTGCCTTGTTGATCTGCCCACGAGCAAAGTCGTCTGGCGTCAGGAGCATAGGTGAGTATACATCTCCTGCGGCGTTACTGGATGTGCAACCCAATCCCCTTGACGGAGATGGTACGTCCAATGGGTATACCGTAGCGAGTCCTGTAGACATATTAGGCTGTCCGTAGTTCCGTACATGGTAGTATTCTCGTATCTCCCGTCGTACGTGGTCCACAACATACAAGTGTGAGTCAGTACTGTCCCCAAAGTTTTGTAGGTTGAATGTGGGAGAAACCGGAACCCTAAGATAGTCGCCATGAGGATCATACGGACCATCAAGGGTGTACTCCTGCGGAACCACCCACTCAACGTCAGTGTCCTCATAGATGTGGTTGATGTGGTGTCCATAAGGTTCTTCCGCCTTCATGTTGATGTCGAGCTTAGGTAGCCAGTAGTCAGTCGGTACACCGGAGCGACCGTCAGCACTACCCAAACCCCAGTTGTGGGTTGCAGTCAGAATCTTTTGCAGGTTTGCTGTCTGCTCTCGGCTGCTAGGATATATATGAGCGCCTGTGACCTTCTGGTTCCACCAGTTATCTGGGTGACCGATCTGTCCCGGAAGGTTGTCTTGTGTGGGAGGTAGCGGTAATGGACCAGTAGGAGAAGTAGGTAACTCACTCGTCTCCTTGCCAATAGCCTCTATAATATCCGATTGCGGGTCTGCTTCCGTCAGCAGTGCGTCAGCTATCTGGTTGAATCCTTTAGATACTGATCGCAGTCCTTTTACTAGTAGTCTTTTATTGCTCATTCTCTTCTCTCTTTGTGTTAGTTTCGCCTCCGAGCCACCACTGAGCACCGCCTACGGCAAAGCACAAGGATGTGACTACGAAGACACCGGGCAACTCAACGCCCAGATCGCTTAGTAATAGACCTATCAATAGCCACGCAGTTCCGCAGAACATCCAGACGTGACCGGACATGAGGAATAATTTACTCACTTTCGTCGTCGTGTATATCTGCGACATCCGGCTCATCATTCAGGAACACTGCCTCAGTTTCCTCCTGCTCCACCTCAATGATGTGAGGGTTACCACGACCTACAGGAACCTCAGTCTGCACAGGCAGGACATCACCCTCACTCTGGTACTCGCGATCCTCTTCAGCTGCGGCGGCAAGCTCAGCGTTGGCCCGCTCTGGTTGTGCGGCGATGGCGTCACTGGTCTGCAATGCTTCCACGAAGAACGCATACACCTGCTGTTCATAGCGACTGTTCTGGTACAACTTCCCTCGGATGTAATTCAAAGCTTCTTCCGCGGTTCCGCCGAAAGGTATGTTACTTGCTGGCATTATCTGTCTCCTGAGGCCATTGGCTCTTCGTTTGTGTCACATTTATCCGTAACTGGTGTGACTGTTCTGGTATCTTTAGTTTAAGTTTATCATAAATAATAGCTTCATGCAACCTAACTTGTGAGGTATTGTGAGCGAGACCTAGTCGCTTCTTGACCGCATCCCACCACGTGGTTGGCCACTCTGCTATCACCTCTTTACTTTGTAGTACTTCCGCAGGCATGCGGTAATGAAGACCTATATGGTGGCACAGCATCTCCGCTTGGTACTCCATAGTCAAACGAGGATTGTGTATTCTTAGCTCGTTTACAGCTATAAGTCTTCCGATACTTTCCCTCAGCATCGTCAGCTCAACACCGTCTTCTTTATAAGCATCTTCCCAGTTTATCATTCCCACCCCCAATGCTTTCTCATGTAATCTCGGAACAATGTACGTGAACCATCCTTCGAGTAGAAGCCCCAGTTCTCGGCTTCCGCAACAGCTACCTTACCAGTCAGGCATAGAGTCCACGCAGGGTCCTGTCCCTCTGGTATTGCCAGTCGGTGTATGTGATTAGCTGGGAAGCAGCGGTACCACGGAGCGGTCCATACTTGTGGAGTACATTCTTGTAGATGCCCGTCGTTAAGAGTGAACACCTCTTCTATATACGATCCCTGTAGACCTATCGAGACGAACGGCTTCGGGTGATCGTGTGGCTCTCTGGCCCAATCACTTCCGATGATCTTGTGGACGTAGACGGCTTCTCCTGTGATAGGGTCCTTGTCGATGACCCATCGGAGGATGTAGTTCTCGTCTCCTGCCGGGGATAGGTCTTCCCGAGGATACGTCGCGTTAAGAAAGTCTTCATCAGTCAGGTCCATTATTGTCCAGCCCTTAGTATGTTGCAGACACCTGTGTCCGCGTTAATCTGTAGTGTAACCTTGCGGCCCTTGGTAAAGTACTGTCGCACCATGCGAGGTATCTTTTCCTTAGAGCCGAACTTGCTGAGCAACGCTGTTCTCACGCCTTTCGCGTCGTCGAGAGACACGGTCACCCAGTCGTCCCCTTTCTGCTTCTTTACGTTCACGCTCGTATCTCCGTAGGCCAAGCAAGTGCGCTGAGCTACTCGCAATTCCGATGAAACCTATCACCAACATGATAGTCAAAACTAACGCTATAAGATTAGACATCTATATTCCCCCGTGCTAGCTGCTCTTTGTACCACTCGGGTAGTCCGTTAGCTGCGACACGCAGTAGTTCTTTACCGAACTGTTTCCACAGGAACGCTAGTATCTCTTCCTTGCATTCCTCACTTACGTCCTTCTGCACGAAGTTCATTAGTTGGCCGATGTCTGAAGGCTCTCCCTTGAGTATCCCCATCTCCCTCATGGTCCCCACAGCCTTCACCCACCGTGCTTCAGTACGGAACTGTGATTTGTATGCTTCCCAGCCACCTTTCGCAGTATTGTCTGCCTTCCAGTTAGCTTTGTTCACTTCTTTGAACGCTTCACCTACATACTTACCCCGCTGGAACGGGTAGAGGTTAGGTCCATACAGCATCTCATGTGCGTAGTTCTTCACTACCACGCCTTCCATCGGTACCCCGCCGAGCTGTGACTCGGGAGGGTTACGCATGAACTCCACAATCTCCTCGGCAGTCATGTCCGGTAGCTCTTGCACCGCCTCCAATCCCATAGCTCTTGCGTCAGCGTGCAAGTCATCAATGCGTAACCATGCTCGCTCGTCGTTACGAAGCACAGCACCATAAAGAGCAATGTTGCCCTCGGGTACACGGTCGTAGGTCAGTGTCGAGTGCTTAGGCTTCTTAAATGCCTCTCCATAGTACCACCAACCTTCTCGCAAACGATTAGCCTCGTGTATGGCTTTAATACTTTGTACCGCAGGGTAGAACAGATCGTTCTCCTGCACTCCATCCAGATCAATCTGCTTGTTCTTGCTCCGAGCACACAGCTCTCCGTTGTGCCCTATTCCGAACCCAAAGGCCGAGCCATCCAGCTTCTCTGTCACTTCGTATGGCCCGTTGAACAGATCGGGTATACTTCGATGACCTATTGCTGCGACCTTCCCGTAACTTGGTACTGTCATTTCTTAGCTCCAATTGTCTATCAGGTAGTCCATTGACACCATCATGGGGTCGTACTCACCATCATGTACCTCATGCTTGTACACAAGTCCGCGCCAGTAGTTCTGACCTTGAGGTCCAGCGTAACCTTCGTGGTGCTGGTAGAACGCTCCAGCTACACAGCCGATGATCCGCTTACCATTCGGGAGGTCTTGTGCTCCCCACAGCAACGTCTGCTGGTGTCCCTGTGTGAACGATGCCTTCAGCTTGTTGAGTCGGTTGTCCATCTGTCCACCGAGTACGCCTCGGATAGCGGACTGCGGATTAGCGAAGTAGTGTGAGTACATGATGCCATCAATCGTCACGATGTTCAGGAACTCGTGGAACTCTACATCAGGTAGGTGGAAGTCGTGCCTCCCGATCACGCCCTCGTGGATCACAGGGTCTTCCTGTACTGCGCGCTGGATGCGGTACTCGTGGTTACCCTCAACGAACACGACACGAGGGTTGTAGCCCTCTGGCTTGCGAATGGTGGTCAGGAAATCATCCATCACTTCGTTGGCGAAATCAATATCACCACGATAGCTCACGTTGTTAAAGAACGAGCTACCTTTCTTCTCGTAGCTGTTCAGCGACGGCATATCCCACCAGTCCCCGCCGATGATAACCGTACCCGGCTGGCGCTCTGCGATGTAGTTGGCGGCTGCATAGATGTGATTTACGGGTACTCCGGGTCGAATCTGGGTGTCAGGTATCCAGATATGCTCATTCTTCGTCCGAGGCGTACGCACAATGGGTTTTACGGTCGCGGGTGCACGTTCCCGCAGGCTTTTCAAACCACGCTCCAGCGTCCTCTTATTGATTCCTAGAGCCCTTGCCGCCTCTGCCTGTGTGCTGTGAGCTGATAGAGCATCGATATATTCGAGCTGCCGCGGCGTGGCATTTGAACGGAATGTTGAATAGTCAATAGAATCAGTCAAGGTCTAGCTCCTGCTTAATTTTGGTAATCACTGTTTCCAGCTTGCGATCTAACGCGAGCGTTGTCAACTCCGCTATCTCTGGTTGATCGAGTTCGCACTTGGCGTCCTCAAGCGCATCGAGCGCTTCTTTCAGTAGCTCATCCATCTAGTTGATCCCAGTCAATCAGGGCATCATAGCCCAGTTCTTCAACAGCCGTTTGTAAGTCGGCCAGCGCTCTCCACGTACGTGCTACACGATGGTTGATACCGAACTCATCAGCTTCATTCGCGTCTAGTGAGTGTCGTGCTGCGCAATCCTCGTGATCGTTGCTCTTGTCTTTCGACCAGTGCATAGGTTCTCCGGGATTGTGTTTCTCATTAGCAGCCCTGCTTAGGGCGGAGATGAGCATCAGTGCATCCGGGAAGTACAATAAGCACCCTCTGTGCAATGGCATCAGCTTACGCTCCGCCGATGTTAAGTCTTGTCGGCCCCTGATGTTGTTCTCTGGTATACTCTGACTCATCTCGAAAATAATATCCTCACTTCGTTCCTGTATCTGTTTTGCTCGTAACGGGTCTGGTCTCAGAAAGGCAGTACCTCCCGGACGTAGGTTACATCGTATTGCCTCTGCACATGCCTGATTGCATGGACCCTTTGCTTCAGGGTTAGTGGTTCCATAACATCTTATAGCCATGACTCAGGTATACCTCCTACACCATAAAGTTTGGTACCTTCGTTCGCACGTGGATCACCGAATGCACACTCAATACCCGCCTGTCTGGCCCAGTCGCTTAGCTTACTCTTCTTGGCTTTCGTAAGCCACGTATCGGCCATAAAGAAGAATCGAATGTCTTTATCGCGGTTGTCAGCTATCATAGCTTTCATCAATGCACGCATCGGTGCGGGAAACTTACCCTTGATCTCTACTATGATGTCCGTAGACGGCAGGTAAAGGTCAAGTGTGCGGTACCTGTGCTTTCCGACTTTCTTGCTACCACAGTCAGTGCAGTGCGCCCCGCGCTTGAGAGGCTCAACGTATTCAACCCGGCCATTCGGGCTTTCGTACTCATATCCAACATCTCGTAAGATGAGGTCGTCAATAACTGCGCGTTCAAAGTCAGAGTCACACTTATCTCCGTTGTCGGTTGGGAATGTTCTCGCCATTCAATCTAACTCCAGTGTCGGACCTCTTTGGTCCTTTTCGTCATCCGGGAGCGAACCGAGGCGGGCGTCTGCCGTGCCCTGTCGGGCTAGTCTATCGACTTCTCGTTGCAGCTTGCCAATCGCTCGGTTCATCTCAAAGAATCGTTTGTACATTAATGGATACTTCTCAGCAAACTCTCTCATCTCCGGGTGAGGGTTTGTTCCTACTTGCTCGGGTCCGATTTCCGTCTGCTGTGTTTTGTCCATGTGTTATTTTCTCGCAATTGGAAGGACTGTAAGGCCCTTCGTCATTCTTTCGTGCCATGCATAGCTGACCGCTCTTTCGTCCACGCTTATCTATATCTGTGCCCCACCAATCAGACCACGAGATGTAGGTGAACAACCAGACTATACCGCGCTGCTTAGCTCGGGCTTTCTGCGCGTTATACTTCTGTCGCACCGTTAACGACTGTGCCTTCAGCTTAGCTTGACGTTTCAAGTAGCGTCTGCGCTCGTACTCTGCCACAGGGTACTTAGCCTTCTGCTCTTCGTAGGTCATGCTACCCATTATTCAGTGCTGTCTTGTAATCGCATACCCCACGGACGTAGACATTTGAGTCTAACCACGAGTTCTCCGTGATAAGATCACGTGCTCCCACACTGCTAGATAGCTGTGCTGCTCGCTCTACTGCATGGTTCAGGTCGTTAGCGTGTAGCTCAACTTCTACCTGTACTAAGACTTCCATCGTTGCTTGAAACTTTTTCATTCAAATTCATCCTTCTCGTCGAGTAAGTCAAGGTCTGTCAGAGAACCCATAGGTTGCCCGGGAGGAGTCCATGCTTCATCCACCTCTGTGAGCATCCAGAGCAGACGTGCATTCTCTATGCAATGCTCCTCCGCCGTCAACTCTTTATTGATGTACTTCTCCGCCTTCTCGTTATCTTTGTGCTTCTCCAGCATCTCGTTATACTTGGCCAGACATACTTCGTACATCTCGCGCTCTTCCATCTCTTCCTTGATCAGCTTCTCTGCTGTCTTCTGCCCACAGCGATACACGCCGGGTATGTTATCAGTAGTGTCACCCGTTAGTAGCTGGCGGTAGAAGTGTACCGTAGCCTGCTGCATGCTCACGTAGTAAGACTCTTTCTTACCGTAGTTGTATTGTAGGCCGGGTACGTTCTGCAAATCCTTATCAATCGTGGCGATGATAGTGGTCGGATTCATCTCATCCTCTGCCCACTGTTGGATAGATAAAGCGTCGTCCGCCTCTAGACCTTCATAGACTGTTGCTCCCCACTCGCGCACCATGTAATCGCGGATCGCGGCGTAGTGTGCTGGTCGTGCTTTAGTGCGGTTAGCCTTGTATCCGCGTATCGTAGCCACTGTGTTGCGGAAGTTGGTACTACCGGACAAGAACACCTCAGTGCCTGTGACAGAGTCTTCTGACTCCGCTAGGAAGCCTTCAACTGCCTTAACCGTATTCTCCAAGTCCTGCTTCACTAGATGCAGTGCGTACCTGAGAGGGAGAGGATCGACCCAAGGAACGACCTCATATTGATCCTCTACTAATCCCAACTCTTCTACCATCTGCTCGACGTTGTTGTCCATAGGGAACTCGCGTCCATTCGTCGGGCGATCAACCTTATAGAGGCAGGGGAACTCATGCTTGTTCCAATCATCAGGATCACTCGGATCGCCATCAGCGACCAGCGTGTACCACGTAATGATATTCCAATCGTTTTGTGCAGAGAATCCTGCGCGGTATACAATCGGGTCTGCGTCTATTAAAACTCTAATGATACTCTCCATGACGGGCAGTATACCCGTTAGCTGCAAGGTAATCACGCCGTGCGGCTGCTGCTTGTTGTTTTGTTAGGAAGACACCTATGTGTTTTCCACCCACCATTGCCCGACATTTTCCGTTAGGTAAATGCCACACGCCCGTGTAACCACTCGTGTTGTCCGTACGTTTCTTGTTGTTCCGCATGTTAATCACATGAGGCACGTCGCGTAAGTTAGAGGGAGAATTATTAAAACCGTTCCCGTCAATGTGGTCTACATCACCTTCTGCCCAGTCACCATTATACATAGCATACACCACTGTGTGCGCTAGATACAATCGGTCATTTATTCGACCTTCATAATACCTCTTGCCTTTCGACCGAAGGGCAGGTTTCCCTGCATACTTTGTATTCCATGCCTTAACAAAATGGGTAATCTCCTCACGGGCACGCCACCGCAATAGCCCGGATGATTCATCCAGTTCTAGTAGCTCAGGCAGATAACCCGCAGAAACTCTCATCAGTGTACCTCGTCGTCCTGTCCCAGAGTCTCTAGGAGACCGTCAGTTGTTTCTATCGAAGTGAGCGCTGCGGTTATAGCCTTAGCACTCTCCTCAATCCCATCGAACTCGTGAGCCATCTGCGCAACTTGAGCAAAGGCAGGCATACGAGCCTGCACAATACCGTCCTCACGTCGAACGAGTGCGTACCCTCGATCACCTATGTCATCGTCTTCGCCGTAGTACGTTGTGTAGCACACGTCGTAGGAGACACTTGACCAGATAATCTCAGATAGCTCATCGATTGGACGCTTCCTAGTCATCGTCCCAGTCTCCGTCATTGTCGCCTTCGCCATCATCGAAGTCGTCATTATCGGTCTCTTCTTCCTGCTCTGGCTCTTCTTCCTTCTTCGCCTTGCCCTTACTCTTGGTAGTGGTCTTCTTAGGTTCTTCCTTTACTGCGGCAGGCGCATCTACTTCTGCATCAGCTCGCTCACAGGCGCTGAAGTTTTCGATATCACGGAAGTACAATGCAGTGTACTTATCTACCAGACCTTCGAGTGCCGTCATACGCGCTGCCTTAGCAGTCTTCGTTGCACCCTTGGGATAGTCGATTGCGTCTTCATCACTGGCGAGTCGCAGGAACTCAAGGGCACTATTACGTGCTGCTTGGTACTGGATGCGCTTATCCTTATCAGCCCAGTCGGCTTTGCTCATACCATTACCGCCACCCGACTTATTGCCACCTTTGTAGTTACCTTTGCCTTTTCCGCCTTTTGGTTTGCTCTCGATTGGATCACCAATACCGTCCAGACGTACGCGCTTAACTACGTTTTTGCCTTTGCCGTTAACTTCGTATTGGATGGTAATCTTGTTGCCTTCTTGAACAGACTTCTCGAAGCGCTTCTCACCCATACCGTAGAAGTTATCATTACCGTCGAGTTTGACACTGTAAAGTGTCTTTTTCTCGAATTCATTTTCGTAGACTCGGAAGACTACACCTGTTACTGTTTCCATCGTTCTCGTTTCTCCGCTTGGGTTTTTCATTAACTGATACAAGTATTATAACTCGTATTCCGGGTGCTGTCAAGCACTTTCTTTCTGCATTCCTGAAATAGTATCCCAAGCCTTTACAGCTCCGTCGCTCGGGTTTATCTCACTGCGCGTACCTTTAAACCAGAACTCACCGTCTGGCTCTACGTTAATCTCAGTCTCTACCGTGTCAGGAGCGCTCCAGCGTGACCCTAAGCTGATACCAGCTCCTAGAGGCACATTGAAGTCAATATCATACACCTCTTTGAGGTAGCCGTACACGTCGGCTGTGAACGTATGTAGAGACAGTCTCTTCCATAGATCGCACTCCGTTGGGTGTACCTCGCAGATAGCGGAATCGTGTACCGTGTTAACGATAATGCTCTGCATGTCGTTGTAGTACATGCGATGCCACAAGTAAACCACTGCCACGGGGATAATCTCCGCTGTAGAGAATGCCTGAATCGGGTAGTTAAAAATCGACGCTGTGTTATCAATGTAACCAGACTTCGACATACGGGTGTAAGGCCAGAAGTAAGTCAGTCCCCACTGCGTTGTCAGCTTCTTCGTCTTTAGTACATCAAACGTCCAGCGTGTCTGTTCCTCGAACACTCCGCTGTACTTCTTACGGAAAGCCTCATAGTACCGCTGCTGTGCAGGAGTACCGCTGCTACCGCCGTACAACGGCTTGAACGTATCGGGCTTAGCGGCTTGACGCATGTACTTGTCTACGGCGGATTCGGCTATATCGTTCAGAGTGGCTGCTGTGAATAGGTGAATGTCTACGTCGTTACGTATGTCAAAGATTGCCTGCTCATCCTGTCCAAGGAATGCCGCTCCTCTAAACTCAAGCTGTGATCCGTCACACTCACCCATGTACCAGCCTTTATTCTTAGGCTGCATGAGGTCTTTATACTGTCGGGGCATGTTCTGGAACTGCGTAGACTTGCCTTTGTCGAACTGCTCGAACATCGTCTTCTTACCCGAACTAGATAGTCGTTGTGTGGCTGTCGAGGCTTGGTTAAACGATCCATAGAACTGTCCGTCGTACTCGTCCACGATACCCTTAAAGAACTCCAGCGTCTTTGTAAGAGCAGCGTTAGCTGTAGAGGCTTTCGCCATTAGCGCAACAAACGCTCTCTGCTTCTTGTTGGTTGCTACCAGCTTCTCCAGAGTGGTAACGTCCGTAGCTCGTGCGCCTGCTGCTGTGCGCTTAGGTCTGCCGCGTACCTTCAGTTCCTTAAACTTCAGGATATCATACAGAAACTCAGCCTTCTGTTTGGTGGATCGCCAATTGCGACCATCCATCATCTTGTCTATTTCCCGCTGAATGTCGGCCATCTCAACGAACGCCTTTTCGTACTCCTCGTACACGCGCTCGGGATTCAATGCTATGCCGTTCGACTCAATGTCGGTTAAGCAGGGAGTCAGGATGTTGCGAGTAAACGCAATGTCTAGCTGTCCACGATCCTCTAGCTTCTGCCGCTGCGGGTAGAATATCTCCATCATGTCCGCTACGTCTTTACATACGCGAGCCTTCAGTAAGTCATGAGGTATCTGGGAAGGACACACACCACCGCTGATAAGAGCGTCAACGATTTTCATCTTACCAGTACCGCCGTACTTCGTGTTCAGCTTGTGTAGAGATAGGTGAGCGTAGGTCCACCGATTACCGCCCAGTACGTACTCACCTAGCATCGTGTCGTAAGTTAATACCTTGTGCAGATCGATGCCACAGCGCCTGAGCCAGTGACATTCAAACTTCGCGTTGTGCGCGATAAGGAATCCACCAGCGTCCAGTATACGCTCTATGTCTGCCAGTAGGTCATGCTGATTAAACTCGTCACCTCGCCTGTAACGTATGCTGTAGTCGTCGCTTGTAGCCCACGCAGCACACACAAGATGGTTTTTTGGATTCAGGGCATCACCGAAGTCTAAGTTGGTAGTCTCAAGGTCAAATGCTAGCCACGGACGATCCCAGTACAGATGACCTCCGGGATTCTGCAAGAACTCCGGTAGGTCTTTCTTGAACTCACCAATTAACTCACTTACGTTTTTGTGCATTCTCTTCCACCAACTCAGCAGCTCGTTCCATTGCTTCGTTCTGATATCGCTTCAGAATCTTAGTAGCCGTTATCGGGTTTGCCGATAGGTACTGTACGTCTGGGTCTTGTCCGTTCTTCATAGCCCACGAGAACAGGTAGCAGAGATAACGAGATGTGCGTATCGTCTTTCCTTGCTGCTGTATGCTAGGCTTCTCTTTGAACTCTTCCCAGCACATAGGAGTCTTATGATCCCAAGCACCGTAGTACCCACGACCTGCCTTCCACTGTCGATACAGAAATTCAGTAGCCATTAGTGACCCAACATTGCAGTAGCTTTGTCAAGCTGTGTTTGAAGTTCTTCTCGCTCATCGACTAGACGCTGGTTGTCTTCTTTCAGTTCCTCAACCTGTTTCGTCAATGAATTTACACGCTTTTGTAGACCTCCGACTTTACCAGACATTGCCTGCAACTTCTCTCTGACCTCAGCGTTTTCGTCCTGCGATGCCACAGCAGCAGCTTCCAGCTCGTTATTTATCTGGTCCTCGTAGTATGCGATTATCTCCATAATCTCTGGGTAAGCCAGCTTATTCCTGTTAGCTAGTTGTCCGTACGTTCCACCGATGTCTTTGACATCCTGAATCATTTCTTCAACTGTTGGCATTACCGTACTTCTCCAAAGAATGCGCTAACAACACGTTCTGCTGCAACGTCGTTTATGGTTTTGGTGCGTACAGGCGGCGGAGCAAGTTCAGCCAGCGCTAAGCACTGCATCACATATACCTTGCCACCTTCGTATTTAGCAGCACATTCTTCCGCTACCTGTATCACCTCTTCGTACGTCGCAAACACCTTACGTGGTGGCTTGTTAGACTTGGGGTTAAACAGCAGGAAGTTGCCTATATACTTATCACTCATCTTAATCACTCTCTACGTAAACGAAACCAGTGTCGGGATTGACTGATACATAGAAGGCACCGTGCCCTCCATTATCTACTAGCTTATTTTTGCAAATGGACATTACGGCTGTCCTTTGTTCTTTTAGACTATCAGAACTTCCCCAACCAATCAAGAGGTCAGCAGCTCCGGGTATGCCTGTTTTTGATCCGTAAACGTCACCAATTTGTAAGTGCGTCTTTTCTCGTACATCACCGTTAGCACTCTCGCCTTCTTTAGCTGCGGTTATCAGGTACGTTAGGCAGTTGTGTTTCTTGCCGATGTTGCGAACGTTCTTTGCTAGCGCGTCTAGTGTACTCACGTCTCCGTCACGACCTAAGTGACGTAGTTGGTTAACTACTAGCACGTCAGGCTCCTGTGCCATTACCGCTGCTTCTAGCGCTCGTGGCGACGTAGGAGAGTCAGTGAGAATAAACCTATCTATGCCTCTCTTCTTAGCCATTTGCTCTGCTTTCTTGACATTATCGGTTATCCATTCCCTGCTGCGCCGCAGTAGGCGTTGCTGAAAGCGTCTATGCGTATCGGCTAGCGTATCCTCGTTCTCTACAAACAGTACCTTTAGGCCTTGCGAGACGAAGCCAGCCGCTGCGTTAATCGCGTTCAGGCTCTTACCCATCTCTACCCTACCGAACACAATAACACAGTGTCCACGCATTGCACCGCCACCTATGCGCCTATTCAACTCTGGCGGGTGAATCTTGATTTTGTTCTGGTCGCCTAGTATCTCTGTGAACAGCTCCCTCTTTCGCTTCTTCTAGACACGTCGCTTGGTGTAGCGCGTTGTATTCCGTTAGTAGTTTGTCTATCTCGTCGTGATCTTGCCCTGATCGTGCAGCCAGCGCGTTAGCTAGTCGGCCCGCAGCCGCCTCACGTTTAAGTATCAGCAACTCCTCTGCAATGTTCTTGCCGCTAATGGGCTCGCGCATGCGTTGTAGTATCTCAGCGAATGGCTCAGCGCCTTTCTCATTAGGTAACGCTCTCGTTATCCTAGACAGTAAAATGTCCAGATCACAGCTCTTAGCTCTGGAATCCTTCTTGTAGAATTCCTCGATTCTATCGAGCACTACTTGTCCTTGTGCTGTGAAGTCTTCCGGCTCTAACCAGTCGCGTACCTGTACCCAAGCCCTGCGGCTAGATGCTAGTGCGTGCAATAGTTTCTGTTCTTCCATTAGTACCAGTTTCCATGATCAGTAGCCCAACCTTTTTTATCACATATCTCTTTGTCTGTGAACGGCTCTATACTCATACTTATTACTACATCATCGTCACGGTCAATGACATATCGACGTTCAATTACTAGTTCAACTCGCTGACCTATTTCTTTTCGGAGCTTCTTAGCTGCTTTTGTGAACTTAATCGGCTTCGACGTTTTGAAACATGAATTTCCAGACAATCCACCGCTCCAGTATTCGTAGGCGTGCCAATTCACTGTAAATCTAGGCTGTTTCATGCAAACATCTCCGCTAATTTCTCGTGCGTCTCATCTTTCAGATCACGCTGTAATTCCATCACGCTAACTGCTTGCCACAGCAAACCGAACTCGCGCTTTAATTTGTGTGCGCTGTTTATAGCGTCAGCATCCAGAGCTATTATGACGTGCTCCGCTTTGTGTTGTGCTATCTCCATCGCTTCACGCTCATCTATACTCGTACCTAGCAGGGCTACGCAATCTACATGCTCTGAAGCTTTCAGCGCCGATACTTGATCCTCCACTAGCACCAAGCATTTTGTTTTGATATCCCCAGTATACCACGAAAGCCAAGGCCCGTCAACCTCTTTATACGCTACTGCCTTGGGAAGTTCCTTGTCTTTGTAATATCGCTTATGATAGTATCGCGCTACCATGCCACGAGTGTAACCATGACGTGACTTTACCGGGAATACATACCCCTGTCGCTGTTCGCAGTAGCGCCAGTCTGCCTCTTCCATGGCCTGCCTACTTAGCTCGAACCGCTCGAACATCGCAGCACGCTCTATACCTGACAGTCGTCGGGTAGGTAGGTCAAAGTATTTTGGCTCGAATTTTGCATAACGCTTTTCTTTGTTGCGTAGCTTCTGCGGTATAGCACCTGTCGCGCCAGCGTGACCGCGCACCCCGCAAGCATCTCTAAAGCAATGAAGTAAAACTCCCGTGGCAGTACGAGTAATGCTCATTTTAGAGTCACGACCACAGGCAACACAGGTAATGTATCGGCTCTCACCTAGCTCTAGGTCTTCACCTTCGAGTAGCACAGCCTTATACAAGTCTGGTGTCATTTGGCCCATCGTTTCTCTAACCCTTCTTGCAGATTGTCTTTGTTAGTTTTCTTTTCAATGTTACCGAGTGCATACGCGCCAGTATCACCTTTGCGGGACATGCACAGCTCGTGCGGCTCTTTGCCGCGCTTACTTATATCATCGCCCCACCACGCTAACCACTCCTCGAACGATAGCCGCCATTCTACCCCGCGCTGCTTAGCTCTTTCGCGCTGAGAAACAAACTGCCCTTTAGGGGTGCGGGAGTATCTAAGTAAACCGGGACGCATTTTATCCATGTTTTTAGCACGCCAAGCTTTATTGTTGGCTTTTATGCGTTCCTTGTTGCGCTGGTAGTATGCAGCGTCAGCGATTTGTTTAGCTGTCTTGGTCAAATCGTAGCTCTTCATAATCACCCGTATCGTTATCGGGGATTATCTCAAGTACGTCTGCTGCTTCATAGGGACAGTCGAATTCGTCCCTCCATGCGGGGTACAGTTCTCCTAGTAGTTCTATCAACTCTTCTTCAGTCATTTTACTTAGTCTCTATAGTTAGGAGATGCTGTTAACCTCTAACGGTTAATAGGATCGACTAACGTATTGTGTTACGCTCTCGCTGTGCTTCGCGTCCCACCTTAGTGGGTAAGCCGTTCGTATTCGGGTACCATTAGGGGTACCCTCTACTCACTATCTCTTTAACTCTTACGAGTATTATAACCCAGATTCTCTATGCTGTCAAGCGTTACTGTATCGGGTTATCGACGTACCACGCTTAGCACGCTGGTAAACAGCACGCAAGCAAGGTGCTAATATCACTGTGCGTCGTTCCTCTGTGTAGGTCTGCACGTTATCATCCTTGTCCACATAGTTGCCTTGCACAACTCGGGCAAGTACTGACTTGTAAGCAGGTTGTAAGGGTATCTCCGCCTTAACACACGCTGCTAGTACTTCTCGTCTGATCTGTCTTGCTTTCTTACCGTTCATTTCGTTCTCCTAAGTACGGGTGCTCTGGTAACTACTGGCTCAGACAGTGTGCGTAATGTCGCCGGGTATGTTGTGCTTTTCTTTCCACTCCCATGCTTGTCGCTCCGCTTCTTGCTTGACCTCTTCAAGTCCGAATGCACTGG